AATTGATAGATATAACGTTTTATCAAGGTTTTTAATTATGCTTTCATTTTAATACTATACATTAAAATTGTCAAGCGTTTTTAAAACAATTTACTAACTCTTTAACTCTATTAAAAAATAAAGGAGAAAAAACATGAGCCAACAACACAAAAAATGGAATGAACTTGTAGAAGAAGAACTCCACAAGCGTGGATGGACTCGTTCAGATCTTGCAACTGTGGTCGGGGTTAGCCCAGCGATGATCACACAGATGTTCAAGAATGGAAAAGGCAGTGATGATTTGAAATTGCGCATAAATAAGAAATTGCGAATTTCTGAATCATGGGAAAAATTCGAGGAAAGATAGATGGTATTAGAATTATTTGGTCCAGAGTTCAAAGATAAACTATTTGAAGAGCTGGTTCAATTAAATATCAAAGCATTAGATGAAGCTAAGAAAAGAACATCAAGACAGACTACATGGGTCTCTATCAAAGAACTTCAAGCATCCACTGGTTGGGGAAGAACAAAACTTGAAGAGTGGAGGGACCAAGGGAAATTTCAGTTTCAGCAATCTGGCAAAGGTGGGAAATACCTTTACAACCTTGAAGATGTTCAGCGATTTTGTCGCTCAATGCAAAAATAAAAGCACCCGAAAGAATCAGGCGCTTAACAAAAATTACTAAGACAATTATAACACAAGGAGGCCACACATGGCAATATCTAGAGATATGACAGCCACTGAGGTAAATGTCCTTAACTACATCAAGAACTATGCAACAAATGAAATGCCAATCACAGCAGTTCAGCTCAGAAATGAATTTCAATGCGATAAGAGAGCAATAGAAAATATCATTGAGAGCTTGCGTGTAAACTTCGGGCATCCCATAGTTGCAAAGAAGAGAAAGCCCAATGGGTATTATCTTCCTAAGAATGATGAAGAACGGAATGAGGGTTTGGCACCCTATAAGCGCCAAATCTTAACAGAACAGAAAAACCTGGCAGCAATCATGGCTGTTGACTTAAACGAATACTGGAGGAATTAAAAATGTTACTAGAAATTATTATTGCTTTATTGATCATGGTGATCTTGCTTCAAATGATTATTATCAGCGCAATTAGTGAACGATGCAAAGAGTCAAAGCGTGAACTCAAGAAAATGATTGAAGAACAACAACGCATCCAAGAAGCACGGGAAGCAATGCGCTTAGGTTATCGCAGATAGGAGCTATCAAATGGCAGAAAATATGAATGTACTGCCTCATGATCTGTTAGCTGAACAAGCTGTGTTAGGTTCCATCTTTCTTGATCCAGATAAGATCCACATTGCTTCTGAATATCTGACTAAAGATAGTTTTTTCAAGCTATCTCATGGGATGCTCTTCAACATTATGCAGGAGCTATCAGACAAAGGAGATCCAATTGATCCCGTATCTGTTAAATCCGCCCTTGACTCTATTGGGCAATTTGAGCAGGTCGGAGGAATGGCATTTCTGGCAAGTCTTATCAATGCAGTCCCTACCAGCGCCCACATCGAACACTATTCAAAAGTTGTCGCTGAAAAATCAATGGCCAGAAAGGTCATTGAAAATCTGAGCCAGAGCATTTCAAGCGTTTACGATGGTCAGAAAGACTTGAATGAGATCCTTGCCCAAACTGAGCAAAATTTATCAACAATCTCAAACGAGCAGAAAAAAGGATTCAGGTCCATCATTGATGTGATTGATTCAACACAGTCCATTCTAGATGAACGCTCTCAGAAGGTTGGTGATGTGACAGGGACTTCAACAGGCTTCACTGATTTTGACCAAATCACAACAGGACTTCATGAAGATAACTTGATCATTATCGCTTCAAGGCCTGCAATGGGGAAGACAGCATTTGCTCTGAACATCGCTCAGAACGTAGCTAAGAATTCGGATAAAGCAGTAGCTATCTTTTCACTTGAGATGGGAGCAGAAAGCTTGGTGGAGCGTATGCTGTCAGCAGAAGGCTTGATTCCATCGTATCATGTCAGAACAGGAAATCTCTCTGAGAGCGAATGGCGCAGAATGATTTCAGCACAGGAACGACTGGCAAGAGGGAAGATCTTCATTGATGATACAGCAGGAATCAAGATTTCAGAAATCAGATCAAAGGCCAAAAGATTAGCTCAAGAAAATGGCGGTTTAGGATTGATTGTGATTGACTATCTTCAACTAATCGAAGGAAGAGGAAGAGAAAACAGACAACAGGAAGTCTCTGAAATTTCAAGACAATTGAAGATCATTGCCAAAGAATTGAAAGTTCCTGTCATTGCTCTCAGTCAGCTTTCTCGTGGGGTTGATCAGCGTAATGATAAGAGACCTATACTGTCAGACTTGAGGGAATCTGGATCAATTGAGCAGGATGCTGATATAGTAGCTTTTCTGTACAGAGAAGCATACTACAAGCGTGATGAACAGGAAGAGCCAGACAATGTGACAGAACTCATCCTTGAGAAGAACAGGCATGGAAGCCTTGGGACTGTCCAGCTATATTTCCTCAAAGAATACGCAAAATTTGCAAACAAGGAGGCCTAATCATGATAAAGAAATCAGATGTATCTGGATATTTAGCATTTTTCAAAGTTCCAAAACCACTCATCTATGATTCTAAGTACAAAAAATTGAGCAACAATGCAAAATTGATGTACATGCTATTATTCGATAGATTGGAACTCTCACTGGTAAACAAGTGGCATGACAAAGAAGGAAACGTTTTTCAATACTACACTAATGAACAACTAATGATAGACCTGAATTGTAGTGAACCTACAATCATCAAAACAAAAAAAGAGCTAAAGGATGCTCAATTATTGAAAGAGGTCCGTCAAGGTGTAAATATGCCTAACAGAATTTACATCAGTGTTGTAAATGGTTCTATTGAAAGCTTGAATGAGGACCTAAAAAAAATTAAGTCCGGAACTGAAAATTCTTTAGTTCAAGAACTTAAAAATGTTCAGGGAATCAAGACTGATAATATCAATACTGATAAGAACAATATTATGTCAATTTGTTCAGAAGTAATTCAATACTTGAATCAAGTTGCTGGTAAGAAGTACAAACCAGATACACCTAGTCATCATAAGTACATCAAAGCTAGACTAAAAGAAGGATACAAGCTTGATGACTTCAAGTATGTTGTAGATGTAATGACTGCAAAATGGACAGGAACAGATTTCCAACAATATCTTCAACCACAAACATTGTTTGGAAACAAGTTTGATAATTATCTGAATCAGCAAATGCCTAAACAGCAGAATGTTCAGAAGCAAGATGAAAGGTTAGGATTCTAATGAATAAAGAAATTACATCTTGCAAAAAACATGGCTGTCAGGTCCAGCATGCAAAAGTGAAGATCAGTGGATCAGAACAGATCATTGAGATCTGTCCAGAATGCGAAAAAGAAGAAATCCTGAAAATGGAATCTCTTTTGAGGCAGGAAGCGAAAATCAAAGCCCTCTTGTCTCACACTTACAAAGTTTTTGAGAGAGAAAGCATCTATTCTCAAGAGTTGAGTGATAAGACATTAGAGAATTATACAGCAGACAATTCAACTAATGAGCAAGCTCTGAACTTCATGAAACGGATGCTGAGGGATTATCTAAAATTTGAAACAGGGAATGTGATCCTAAGTGGACCGCCTGGCATTGGGAAGAGCCATCTCTCTATTGGGTTAGCAAAAGCATTGAATGAGCAATCAAAAGAATGTGAGAATCCAAAAAGTGTGATCTTCATCTCTACATCAGCTCTCTTCAATAAGATTGAAGAAAGCTTCAATGGTCGAGGAGACTTCACTGAGAACTACGCTGTGGACCTGCTCAGCAAAGTTGACTTTCTCTTCTTGGACGATTTGGGGAAAGAAAGTAGCATGAGCGCCAATCTCAAAGAAGCGAATGACTGGAGACAGCGAGTGCTGTTTAAAATCTTGGACAATCGTCAAACAACATTCTTCAACACTAACTTGTCAAGTAATGACATCAAAACAATCTACAATCAAGCACTTGCTGACCGAATATTCAAGGGAGCAAGCAAGCACATTTTCAAATTTCCTGAAACTATGGAAAGTCGGAGGTATTAACGAATGGAAAACAACAAATTAAAGGATCTAATTTCAAAAGTTCAAAAATGGTTTTATGACCGCAACTTACACACTCAAGAACCCAACAAACAATTCCTAAAACTCTATGAGGAAATTGGGGAGCTATCAAGAGGCATCGCTGAAAAAGATGAAGAAGTGACCAAAGACAGCGTTGGAGACATCACTGTTGTATTGATTGGATTGACTCTTCAACTTAGCATCAACACAAAAGAAATCTTCCCAGAACAAGAAAAATTCATTTTTTCAGAAGCTGCAAAAACAGAAGACTATTTTGTATTGATGATGGATCAAGCACTGGCATCTTATTTCAACCGTCAAGGCTACCAACTAAAAAGCGTAGTACATGAGTTGATGCGAATCTCTCAAATGCTCAACTATGATTTTGTGGAATGCTTAAATAAAGCCTATGAAGAAATAAAGAACCGCAAAGGGAAATTGGTTGACGGAATTTGGATCAAGGAGGAAAGACTAAAATGAAAGAACGGTCATTTGAACAGATTCTAGAAGAGATGAATGATTCAGTAAATAAGCCAAATCACTATTGTGGTGAATATGGTCTGGAATCCATTGATGTCATCCGGAACTTTGCAGGAAATCTGAAAGGGGTTCAGGGATTCTATTGGGGAAATGCTATCAAGTATCTATGTAGATTCCAGAAGAAGAACGGGCTTGAAGATTTGGATAAGGCTAAGAAATATCTTGAATGGCTCATTGAGGATTTAAAAAATAGTCATGAACAGGAGTGACAGCATGAGAGATTACACGAGAAATCAGATGGATCACTTTCGTCAACAATTGCAATTGCTGATCCTTGGTAAAGGATTGACACGCAAGGAGCTTTCAAAAAAACTGAATAGAAACCAAAATACAATTCAGCAGTGGATCACAAATAAAAATATAAAACCAGCTCATGTCCAAGAATTGTGCAAATTCTTCAGTATTGATGAGAAGACATTGATGGGAGACCCAGAAGAATTGACAGATTATAGATTCTTTGACCAAGGAAAATACATCTGTACAGCTCCACTCAAGGAATTAAGTAAAATCACTGGAAAAGATGTTTCTCTCCTCAAGTATTATATACACTTGAACGAGCGAGGAAGAGAAGCTGGACAATTTAAGTTAGAAAGGGTAATTGATAATGAAAAGTAAAATCAATTGGCTGATCATCAACTTGATCTCATTGGCAGTTATTTCACTGGTCATTGCTATCAATCTAAATTCTAGATTAGTTGATCAAGAGAACAAGATCAAAGATATGGAATGGACGATTCAGGAACATGAATTGAGTATCCAGAGATTAGCTGAACAGAATACTGCACAAGATACAATCTTGAATAAATTAAATCAAGAATATCAAATGCAGGAACGCAAGAAAGCAGAAGCGCTCAAGGAAGCTGCTGAAATGAATAATGTCGGAGGATAATAATGATTAACAATGTGACTCTTATTGGTCGATTGACCAGAGATGCAGAACTACGCTATACACCTAGCAACATCGCAACCGCTCAATTCAATATTGCATGCAATCGCAATTTCAAGAATGCAAATGATGAGTATGATGCAGATTTTATCAATTGTGTGATGTGGCGAGAACAAGCAGAACGCTTCTGCAATTGGACAAAAAAAGGGATGTTGGTTGGAATCACAGGACGAATTCAAACAAGAAATTACGAGAACCAGCAAGGACAGCGTGTATATGTGACTGAAGTTGTCGCAGAAAGTTTCCAAATTCTTGAAAAGCGTGACAATACCGCAAATCAAAACAGCATGACGGAACAGATGCCACCAAGCTTTGCAAGCCCAATGGACATCACAGATGACAAATTACCATTCTAAAAAAATCAAATATTGAAGAGGAGGATTTATAAAATGGATGATTGTACTAAAGTTTTAGTGTATGGTAGCTTTGACGGGTTTGCTCGTTCTACAGATAGTTCGCTATTAATTAGTGTAGTTCTTGATGGTGGCGAAAAAGTAGAAATACCAGAAGAGTTTATTGTAAGCGCAGATCAAATGGTCAATAAATATAAAATTAAACTAAAAGACGTTATCGCACGAATTGAAAAGTTTGATCTTGCAACTAAAGCAGTATGGATCAATGAAATTTTGAATGAATTGGGTAGCGAATATGGGGCTTTTAAATATAAGGCAGGTTATGAGCAAGGTAAGTTTGATGGTGCTATGGAACATGAGAAAGTCACAATCCCGCAGTTTGTGGCGGACTATATAGATTTTAAAAAAACATACGATTTTCATGTTTATGGGGCTATGAGAGTGATTGAAGATCATTATGATAAGAGAGTCCAAGAGTGGTTTTACAAAGGCAACATTGAAACTTTTGCCCGTGCTTGGTTGGACGGCTACACAGTCGAGAAAGAAC